GAATATGGGTGACAGAGTGATAAATCTGCCCTTCTTGATCTCTGTAAACCCTGAATGGACCAGAGTTATCTTGCTCCAGTTGCCATCGACGTAGTGACGCCAATATGTCTTGGGCGTCAAGAGTCTCCGTCATGATCCTCGTTCAAGAGAGCTTCTGATTTTTCATTGAGCCATTGACGCATTAGTTGGTTTGCTTTTGGCTCGACTAAGTGGGCGCTCGAAACCCATCCCCTTAGATGACCAACGATGACGGCAACAGAACCATCCTCTAAAAACTCTGTGACTGTCTCGGGTAGTTCTGTTGTACCGGTCATTAGATACTCTTTCCCAAATTTACTTTACATGAAAAGAAAGGGGGCGCAAAACCCCCGCTCCAAAATCACTCTTGGTCCTCCCAATACCCTTCAAGTTTACGGCCAGCCTTTAACTCAGCCAAATGACGCAGAGAAACGTGAATGTCATGAAGCCAGTCGCGTTGATTGTCCATCGTTTCATTCAACTCAGCTAAATGCTCGTCGATCTTCTCAAGACTTTTGTCGAAGTATTGCCCTCCGTTTCGCGGAGCAAGCTCTGCAAATCCACCTGCAACATTACTAAGAGCATTTTCGATGCCTTCAGTATTGAAATACGGTGTTTCAGGAAGGTTGCTACCAATCCAACCAAGAGATTCTGAGATTGATCCCAAGGATTCGCTGATATGCGGCTCCATGGTTCAACCCTCGCTAAACGGATCTTCGCCTGTCACCATTCGGTTCAGGTCAAATCCACCCTTCTGCACCTGCAGCCAAGCCTTTTCCATTTGAGTCTCGTTGTGCTCGTCCTCGTCACGGGGAACGATCAACAGCTCATAACGCACCATGTCAGCTTTGATCTTGCTCAGCTCGAAATCCCAGTCCAACAAGTTCTTGCTGTACTTTTTGTTCAAGCCATACTTTGCAAACTGACGTGCTAATGAGATGTGTGAAACTTCTAAAACTTGGACCTTATTCATGTCCCAGTTGTAGACAGGCCACGTCAAACATTGCTGTGGCTTGCGAATAGCTGTCTTGTCATAATTCATTGACTGGACATACTCAGAGCCAAGCTCTAAATCAATCTCATCAGATGATGGTTGGTTCATAAAACGAAATGGCTTCATGGAGCCTGATGCTTTCGCTTCTGCCCAGACAAGCCAATACTCAAGCGGGTCTTGCTCTAAAAGTGCAAAGTTTGCTGGCTTACCTTGCTCTAGTTTTGTATAACCAAGATAGTTGTCTTTTGACGAACTACCGTCATTCTCTTTTTCAAGAGACTCGATGAAGCCTGCAGAAAGTTTCACGTGAAGGTTGTCTAGTGGGTTGTCGCGTCAGTGCTTGACGCTCCAACAAACTACAGACATTGCTGCACCTTGTCAATATGGGCTAAGATAAAAAAATCCGGTCAACTACCGCTAGCTGACCGGAAATGTTTGTCTGTTCACTTGACACTTTACATGAAACTTCTTGACTTTGTCCAGTCACTTCCCGCTGGATTGGTATATGCACCGATATATCGCAAAGGGGCACAAATGGCCTCTGGCAAGCCTGCCACTGGCAAGAACCCCCTAGAGGCAAGCTTTGATCGCAAGTTTGATGCAGCTGATGTTGCCCTTGCTATCCAACGCAATCCTGAGCTTCAAGCCGTAGGCGTCTTCACTGGCATTCGTGGCAATGGCATCGTCATCCTTGACGTTGACCTTGGCCTAAAAAGACTCCTTAAGGGCTGGGGCTCCTCCCTTGAAGGCGCTCCAACAATCACATCAACCAAGGGCAATGCAGCTAAGTACCTTTTCCGCGTGCCTGAAGAGCTTTGGAGCAGCGTTGAGGGCAGAGGCTTAGGCGATCAGGACTACGAGATCCTTTGGAACTCCAAGCGGCAGGGGGTCATCTTTGGTGAATACCCTGGCAGCAAAACCTCAGAGCCTGGTCAGTACACAATTTCTGGTGATCTATCCAGTATTCCTGTCGCTCCAGATTGGTTGCTTGCTGAAATGAAGCAGCCTGCTAAAGCAATCAACAAACGTGATCTTGACTTCACAGATCGCACTCAAGACGAAATCTTTGAAATCATCAGAGATTGCCTAAACGTCATCCCATGCAAAGGAGCTGGCTCTAGGGATCACTGGGTCAGGGTTGGTATGGCAGTTAACTCTGCTTTGCCTAATGAAATGGGCTTCATGCTTTGGTCAGCATGGTCAGCAGAAGATCCTGATTACGCTGCTGAATGGGAAGACTCCAACCCTTGTGCTGACACTTGGAACACCTTCAAGGGCAATGGCGTAGGTATCGGAACTCTTATTCACTTAGCCGATAGAGAGGATCCGAAACGGCTTAGGTTTTCAGATAGTTTGGCCAAAGTCGTCAAATCAGCAGAAGAAAAAATAGTCCAAGAGTTCCGTACAGCAACTCTTGATTTTGAAGAGGTCATCCGCCGCTCCAAACAAATACTCGATCTTGATAATCCTGCTGAGGTCAACTACAAGCTCAACACTCTTGCTTTGCAGGCTGGTTACAGGGACCAGGGCGCTCTTGAAAAACTAATTGTTGATCAGCTGTCTTATGAGAAAGCTAAAGACCTTATGACCGTTAAAGACTTGATGAAGCTGGACGCTAAGCGTGACTATTTGATCCCTGATGTCCTGCCACATCCCTCTGTAGTCCTGATCTATGGGGCTGGGGGTGACGGTAAATCCATGTCCGCTTGGGCTCTTGCAAAACACATTGCGACTGGTCAACCCTTCCTTGTTCGCGGCAATCACGTCCCAGTCGAACAAGGGCCTGTTCTTCTCCTGAATGGTGATCAGCCTTTAGTGCAGCTCAAAGAGCAGCTAGAGGAGATGGACTTTCCCATCACTGATCAAACCTTGATCCAGACGGACTGGCAGCTTCAGCGCTATGCACAGTTCATCAAGCTCATGGAGAAGCATCGCCCCAAACTCGTTGTCATTGACTCCTTGATTGGCTGCTCTGGCGGTAGAGCCTTTGACGAGAACAAGTCTGAATTTGCTCAGCCTTTGTATTGGCTCACCAAAAACAATGGTGATCTGTTCCCTGCAACCACAATCCTTATCGTTCATCACGCCAACAAGAACGGTGGCTTCAGAGGCACCTCAGCGATCCGTGATGCTGTTGATGAGACCTGGGCGTTACGCAAGCCAACTGATGACGAGAAGACCCGTGTAGGCGGTCACAGCCGTCTCATAACCATTGAGAAGTCACGCTCAGGTCGTATGGACACTCAGCTGGTCATGCAGATGCAAGATGACTTGTCTTTCACAATCAGCGACTTCACCCCTGCCATCAACGAAAACAACACGTCTCCTGCTTCCGTTACTGATCGCGTCTTACAAAAACTCAGAGTTATTCACCCTGAATCACGTTCCACTGAAGATCTGTTTTACGACCCACTCATCAATGGAACAACAGCAGCCATACGCAAATCGCTCCAACGATTAGAGAAAAGAGGCTTAGTAGTCTCAAGCGCCTCAGATAAGTCCCGCTCCAAACAACAAGTCAACTCTTATAAAGCAATACTCGCGCGGGGAGAGGGTAAGAAAGTGTCCCAACCAGGGGTAGATGCTAGTGCTGGAGCGGAATCTAAGGTGGGACACAAGGCTGGGACACCCCTGTCCTGTCCCAACCTTTCTGAGGGTTCTGTTGAAGTTGAGATTGGAGCGGAAGAGCTGGGACACATCTAACTGTCCCAACCCCCTGTCCCAACCTTCTTCCATTGCTATCACTAGCATTTGGGGCGGTTGGGACACCTACGGCATCTATACGCGCGAGAAGCCTTTCGATGAATTGGAGCGAAATCCTTAGTAGCGCTGGCATCCCTGATCCTCCGGGCTACCTTGAAACCGTTGCTCTGACACGCTCCAAACCAAGAGTTAAATCGTCCAACAAATCCAAAAAGTCCAAAAAGAAACCTGTAAAATCACGGCATGAAAAGAGTCGAAACCTACCTCCCGGAAGAAGTTGCCAAACGTCTTTCTGATCAAGCAGAAAGTATTGGCATAGGACGATCAGAATTTATTCGCGACCTGCTCCTTAATTCTCAAACAAGTTTCAACATCACACCTGATGATTACAATAAAGCTGTCGTTAGGATTCGCAAGCGTTGCGGTAATTTGCTGGGGCGTCATCAAGCTGAAAGCCTTGTGGCATCAGTATTCGCAGAGTTTTCAGGAGCAAGTCTTCGTGCAGCAAAAAATTAGTTTTTACTACTGCCAAGTCAAAGACGAAGACAATCATTTCCCCTTAGCTATCGCACGCTTTACTGCCTATGACCAAGATCACAGGCCCCTGTCAGTAGAACAAGTTACCTACGAAAGCGATTCTAATTATTTTCAATGGCAGGTCTCTGCTGCTCTTTCGTGCGGTGTAGATGTCAGCGTAATCACTGCCTCACCTATGGAAGACTTTGCTTGGATCAACAAGCTTTCTAAATACGCTTGAGATAACGTTCCACAAAACGCTGGTTGGAGCGATGACTAATGACTCTTCCAAAATCAGGCCGTCAGATGATGCTAGACCGGCTCTACCTAGCCGTTAGGTCAGCAACAACAGCTGATATACAAAGAGCTGCAATGCTCCTTGAGGGAGCAAAAAAGATTAGGGCTGGATCAAGCCGTCAACGATCTTCCGCTCGATCAGCGCAGGCCAGTGCTTGGAAGAAAAAAGTTGACGACTCAATATCATGGTAACGTTAACCTATTGTGCCACTCCGTAATGGCTAATAAACACGGGAATCGCGTCCGCTTTAGCGTTTTGTTAGACGAAGATTATGCTGCTTGCTTGATTAAAAAAGCAGATTCTCAAAAAATCAAGCCATCCTCTCTTATAAGAGATCTTGTCTGTAAAAGATTTGGCAACGCTGTTCATCGCGCAAAACTTGCTTCAGAAGCTAAGGCTTGCCTGAAAGAACTAAAAAACGATTGATTCCAATTCAGCAATACGCTCCACTGCCTGCCTAAGCAGTCTGTTCTGATGCCAGTTCTGACGTGCCATTGCAGCACATATCTGAGACAGCGCTACAGCGTCGCCACAATCCTCAAGTTCCCTTACAGCACGTTCTAGTGACAGCTCTTCCTCAAGGGTTTGCGTCACCATCATCCAATTCATGGATGAGTCGTAAAGCTCGCTTTTCGGAAGCATAAGGCTCCTCTGTCTTGAACCGTATGTAATCACCTATAGCCGGGACCAACCAGTCCTGCACTGGTAAGCAAGCTTTCCAATTCACAGGTTGAACGCAGTTCATCACCACTGTCGTCCAAAACGCGCTGATATAGCCCCAGTTCATGCCACGCTCGGCATCACCGTTAAATGGTTGTTGTAATTACCCGTTAACGCATAGTTGTGCATTGGGACGTTGCTCATAAGGTGAAAAACCATCTGACCAATTTTTAACCCTGGATACAAAGGCAAGTCATGGTAACGACGCTCATTCTTTAATTCGAGCGTGAGCTTGCTTCCGTGCCACCCTGGATCGCACCAACCAGCAAGAAGATGATTAAGGCCGTCTCTGGCGCGGCTTGACTTGAGTACAAACTGAGCGGAGATGTCGTCAGGGAGATTAAAGCACTCACGTGTCTCAGCCAGGCAAAAACTGCCGGGCGATAGCCAGTACGGATCATCCTTTGTTGCTTTTGTAATGTCTACCCGAAACAACTCCTTTTCTGTTGGTGACTCGCACATCAAATAACCGCCCAAAACCACGTCAAGACTGGCTGGATTGATTAGCTCTGGATTAAAAGGCCACACCATCTGGCTGCCTTCGCAACGCGCACGAATCTCCCAATCACACAGAACTGCCACGCCTTACAGACAAAAACGTACCTTAGCTCTCGTCAACAAGAATCACCCAGCCCGTTCCAACACCATTAATTTCCCAACGCGGACTAAATTCAGATTGCCTTACTTCTATTTGTTCACCGCCTACAGGGCTGGAATGACCGCCTTGAATTAGATCAGGCTTGCCTCGTGGATCTTGCATAACCCAACTTGGGTCGTTGCTGTTCTTGCCCTTGTAGCCAGTAATCAAAGACCAGTGACCGCAATTGCCGCTGTCGCATTCCGGCTGTTCTCCACGTGACAAATCACCCTTATGCAACCAGCCAACCAAGACGGGTCTACCCATTTCAATTTCCATCTCAATCATTTCGGCATCACCGTCAGTCCGAAACTCAACATTCAAATCCAAGCTCTTTAACGCTTTGATTTGCGCTCCAACAGTTGTTGACGGGCCAAACCTTTCACGGATTTGATTGTATTCATCATCCGTTGCAACACGCCGATAGGTTGCGGCAACCATTGCTGCTGCTGAACTGAAACATTCTCGGTAGCCCTGACCACTGGCGTTATCGAGCTGGCTAAAATAAGGGGTGTAGATCTCCTGATCAATGCCTGATGCTTTCCACGCATCAAACCAGGCGGCATCGTCATCAAGTAACTCTTGAGGCAGGGAGTCTTCAAGCTCTTTAATAGCGGCAAGTTGGTGAGGAGTGCCACGGAACCAATGGAAGAACGGCAGTAACGATAAGGCCACAACTACGACCCAAACCCACATTTACTTCTCAACGCGATCCCCAGGGAAAAGCAGATCTTGCACATACTTGCAAGCAACGTCATCAAGCTGATTATCGGTCTGTTCGCTGATCTTGACCAGACAGTCCATCAACAGCTGTTTCACAGCTTTTGATTTGATGAAGCTAAACAAGATTGGCTTTAGCAGTAAAACCATGACGACACTGTATGTGCCAAAATTCTAGACCCGGTTTTGATGACCCTCAAGCCTGGCAACATTCTGCTCAAGGTCTGAAATTCGAGCGAATAGCTCCTGATCTCTTATGCGCAGGTCGGCATGGAGAACATCCATACGGCTCGCTAAATTATCGACAGCTGAAGTGAGGCGTACCAAAGAATCCCTCCCATGCTGTGTTTCACGGTTGGCTGTTTTAAAGGAGGAGGCAACAACCCCCGCGCTTGCTCCTGCCACAGCTGCCCAGATTTCAACCACCATTCGACCTATAGCGTTAATTCATCATGGCAGAAGAACAGGCTAAGCAAGAACAAGACAACAATTCACGATTAGGTGATGTCATCAAGGTTGTCTTGCTCGGCTGGGCAATGGCAATCCTGACGGCAAACTACCTTGGCGTCTTCAAGCAGTCACTTGACCCGACCTACCCAGCTTCCATATTGAGTGGAACGGCAGCTTCCTTTGGCTTAGCTGTTGGTGGCAACAAGAAAGCAAAAAAAGAAGAGCCTACAATTAAGGAACAAACTCCTACCTCCAAGCCAAAATGAGGCGTTTTCTCTTTGTATCGTGCCTAACATTCTTTGCGATAAGTCCTGCGTCAGCGGATATGACGCACAAGATCCAATCCAGTATTTCGCTAACTGTTGATGGAGCAGCGTCCCAAGCAATCAGACTTCCGAGCACATTATCTGTATCTGGCTCTAACGTCACTTTGGGTACTGCTCCTAAGTTCGGGAGCTATAGCGCCGGGACCGCTCTTGGGTACACTCCTGGCGTGTTTACTGTTACTACTGCTGGTGACAGCTTTTCTTATTCAGAGTCGTTTATAGGCGGCGACAATACGCCAACTGTTCTTTCAACAACAGTTACCGCCGGAGTGGTTCCTGCACTGCCTACGTTTGGAAATACAACGACAACAGCAGGCGGAATAGCTGGCACCTTGGCTGGCACAATCGACACTGGTGGCGCAATGGCGATTACTGCTGGTGGAGCTGGTACAACCGCAATTGGTCAAGTTATCCAAGAGCTAACAATTAAATAATGCGCGTATTATTGCTTGCTCTCTATGCAGGGTTTGACCTGCTAGCAACTGCTGCTGCAGTGGCAATCCCAGTCGTCCCAAACTTTCAGCAAGGAGTCCTTAGCAGTACAACAAAAACAACGTCAAAAGTTGTTGAAGTCATCAATTCTTACGAGTACAGAACAGGTTACGAATACAGCG